ATTACAAACCCAGATTTATCTGAAATGTACGATCGATTTTATACAAAAAACCAAGGAACAACGGCTTTAGGTGTAAGTTTAAAAGGTAAAAGAACTATTGAAGCAAATGCAGTTTTTGGAGAAGTTGGAGATGAATTAACTTGGTCAGAATACATACAATACATTTCAGATAAAAGACTTGCTAAAAGAATTAAAGAAGGTGAAGGTAAATTTACTAAAGAAGAATTGCTTCAAAAATTTGGAGATAATTATGTTTTTTATCTAACTAGAATATTTGGTGGGGATTTTGTAGCAGGAACTAATGATAGTGATGAAACTAAAACTGATCCCCTTAATGCTACTTATTTTCAATATAATTCTAATATTATTAAAAATGGGCAAAATGCATTTAAAGCATATATGGATACCTTAAATAATTATACTTATGCTATTACTAAAGGCCTAGTACCATCAAATACAATAGGTTTTATTCCTGTAAGTTTAAATTTAAATTTTGAAGGTTTATCTGGTATTAAAATTTATAACCAAATAAATGTTGAACAAGGATTTTTACCTTCACAATATCCTTTAACTTTTAAATTTTTAATTAAAACTGTTAACCATTCTATATCAGATAATGTTTGGGAATCAAATTTAGAAACAATGTCTACTCCAAGAACATTTCCAGTACAATCTTTTAGTTTTGATAATTTAGCTTCAGCAACAGATAGCTATGTTAGAGGGCAAGGTGGTGGAGGAGGAGGAAAAACAGAATATTTTGGACCAGTTCCTAACGCTCAAAGAGTAAGAGATTACTTAGCAACAACTGGTGGGTTTATATATGAAAAAAGATCAGGTATGACTGGAAATGGAGGCTATACAATAGGTGTTCATCCTGAAACTGAAGTAACAAGAGGTGAATTAACTAGTGGGGGTCCAATTTCTTCAGATGTTGCGGATATGACTATAGCAGTAATGAAAGCAATTAGGAAAAAAGCCCCAACAATAAGAATTAAAATAACAGGAGGTAATGATTTATACCACCACAACAAACCTAAAACATATACTAGTCGACATGAATTTGGTAAGGGAGTTGATTTTGTTTTAGAAAATCCAACAAAAGCAAATTTAGATACAATAGTAGAAGTATTAAATAGTTTCCTTGTAGGTCCTAAAAATTGGTGGTACATAGATGAATATAAAAACGACACAGAAGTAAAGTCTGGAGATCATTTCCATATGTCTGTCGGGTCAACACCTGAACCATCAGGTAAAAAACAAATTCCCCTAGCAGAAAAACAATTAAAAGAAGGAAAAATAACTAAAGCACCATAAGATATGCCTTATTACCCATCTTCACAGGTTAAAACTAACTTATACACTAATGGTGATAAATTTACTACTAGTGATGGGGCTCTTTATGTAGGCTACTACTTTACAAATTCCCAAGGGCTATCATATACAGGTAAAACTCCTCAAGCACCAATAACTGATCGTTTATATTTAAACAATGCAGCCCCTAACGAAAACCCAGTTTTTATAGCTAGAAAACAAATACAATCAAACCCAAATGGTAATTATTCATTTTATAATATTGATTATCCTTATTATGCTGCCCAAAGAAGAAGCTATAACCAATCAGAAAATGCACCTTTAAAACCAATACAAGAAATATGTATTCCAACCCCAAATGATTATCAAATAGGGGAATTTCAAAGATATTTTGTAAAGAAAAATAATGAAGTTCAATATATTGAAGTCCAACACCCTCAATATGATTTATTTGCTACTCAAAATGCTAAAGTACAATGGCAGTTATATACTCCTATTACAATAACATGGGTTTTAGAAGGTAAATTAGAAGATGTTTACAATATTAATAAAAATATAGTAAAATTATCTGAAAAAAGAAATAAATGTTATGGATTTGTAAGCTATTTTAATAATAGGTTCACTAAATTCCATAAAGAAGAAACTCCATCTGCAAATATAGAAGCTGCTTCTCAAAGAATAAGTGGCAATTACTAAAAAATTTCGTACATTGATCTCAAAATGGTTATATGTACTGGTTAGTTGAAGAAGATAGTCAAATTGAGGTTTTAATAAATAGTGGTTTTAAAGAAGCATTTATTGAAGTTATACCGTATAGTGACTATGTTCACCCAACATTAAATTGTGTTAGTTTAGTGTATATTAGACCGATTAACGCAAGTAAAGGCTATATGTTATGTGTTACGCATAGCGAAACATTAAGTGTGTTAAAAACGCGTATAGACACATTAATAAGTAGGTTTGATACTTTGTATTGTCGCGATAAAAAAGAGATGTTACATTATTATCCAAGCAAAGCTCTTTACGACATAAATGTGCCCCCTACTACGTATATACGACCATATACAAAAGCACATGAGGTACTAAATTATAAACATAAAGATAACCCGAATGTAAACACTTTTATCCCAGTTGTTAAGCACTATGAAATGTGTGAGCAAATATATGAGGATTTAAAAACAAATATTAATAAACAAAAAACAGATTATGATGAATTCTTTAACAGTAGAGTGTCAGTGGTATTCAACGCCATCGAACGAAGTGGAATACAAGTACACGTACCTAGATTCGAAAAACACTTCCATTCCCTTGATAGTAAACGAGTATACAGTCAGTACAACCTAAAAACCCTAACAACAAGACCATCAAATAAATTTAAAGGAGTAAATTATGCGGCACTTAACAAAGAAAACGGATGTAGGAAAGCTTTCATACCAAGCAATGATAGTCTTTACGAGATTGATATTAGCGCTTTTCATCCTAGCTTGTCTTGTCGTCTCGTCAATTATAGTTTTCCCTCTGTGGATATTCACGCTCATCTACAACAACTCTATGGAGTAAGTTATGGTAAATCAAAAGAACTGACATTTAAGCAATTATATGGAGGGGTATTTGATAACTATAAACACATAGAATTCTTTAGTAAAATTGATATATACGTAAGAGAACTCTGGGATAAGTTCCAAAGTGAAGGAGAGATAACGTGTCCGGTTTCGAACTTTGTTTACAAAAAAGAAACATTGAAAAACATGAACCCACAAAAACTTTTTAATTATCTGCTACAAAATTTGGAGACGTCAACCAATGTTCGTATACTGTGGGATGTACTTTGTTTATTAAAAGGTAGGAAAACAAAGTTAGTACTATATACATATGATTCGTTTTTATTTGATTGGGACGAAAAAGAAGAAGAATTAATGGTACAAATAAAAGATATATTTAAGAAATACAAATTTAACATAAAAACAAAACAAGGCTATGATTACGACTTTAGATAATACTTCAAATACGTATAATGTGAACTATGATGTAATAACATCATTAAATAACATTGGAGATTTGAATAATAAACTGTTCTGTACGTTTACTGATCTAGAGAATTTAGATGCATTAATTGAAGATATTACATCTAAATATGTAATCATTTACAATAAAATGTTTGTCTTGGAGATTGTTGGTAAAGACGAGTATGTTGTTACTTACAACGTAGATCAAGGAAATGTACACACCATACCAGAAAATACCATCCTAGTCCATAGGAAAAAGGAATCTAATACCTTATACACTATTAATGCTTTAAATGAATTAATTAAAAAGCTTAATAATGGTGTTGTTGATACTAAATTTAAAGTAGATTGGCAACATTATAGAAATTGTGTTTTGCTTACCCAACACAATGAACTCAATCAATTGAATACAAAAATACACAAAATAATTGAAGTATAGTTTGGCTACCCAAATTATGGTTCGTATATTGTGTGCATAAACAAAAGTTATAATTAAAAATAGTTACAAATTATGGATTTATCAATGCTTAAACAGAAGTTGGATACGCTCCAACAAAAAACTCCCGCAGGTGGACAAAAAAGAGATTACTCTCTTACATTTTGGAGACCTACAGTAGGGAAACAACAAATCAGAATTGTACCATCTGCGTATAATTCTAATAACCCATTTACAGAATTAAAATTCTATTATGGGATTACTAATAAGGTGATGTTATCACCTGAAACTTGGGGAGAAAAAGACCCAATTGCTTTATTTGCCTCTAAACTTAGAGAAGAATATAGTAAAGAAAATTATCTACTTGCTAAAAAGTTAGATGCTAAGACCAGGATTTTTGCCCCTGTTATCGTTAGAGGAGAGGAGGATAAAGGTGTTAGACTTTGGCAATTTGGAAAGCTAATATATGAAGAATTACTTTCATTAGCTGTGGATGATGAAATTGGAGATTATACTGATATAGTTTCAGGTAGAGATCTTACAATTGAAACAGTAGGACCTGAATCTACAGGTACTCAGTACAATAAATCATCAGTTAGAGTTAGATTAAAAGAAACTCAATTAAGTGAAGATGCTGGATTAGTAGAAAAATGGAGTTCAGATCAACCTGACCCAACTAAAGAATTCAAGAAATTTACTTTTGATGAGATGAAATCGGCATTAGAAAAATGGTTAGAGCCAGAATCTAATGATGGAGAAGGTGACGTTTCAGCACCAACAGGTCCTTCACCTGCAGAAACTCCTAAATCAAATTTTAGTTTAGATACTTCAAACGTCAAGAAAAATAAAACGGATCAATTTGATTCTTTATTTGATGAAAAAGATAGTAGTGGTAAAACAGATGATTTACCTTTCTAAATATGGCGAGAAAAATATCAAAGTCTCTCTCGGCAGCAGTGTCTGCCGAGATTAAGACAAAATTTGATCTTAATAAGTTTAAAGCTACTAAAGGTTTAGACAAAAACGTCAAATTTAAGGAACAAAAATGGATACCACTCTCCCCAGCTTTTCAAGCAATTGCAGGAGTACCTGGAATACCAATGGGACATATTTCACTACTTAGAGGACACTCTGACACAGGTAAAACTACAGCACTATTAGAAGCAGCAGTTTCATCACAAAATATGGGTCAACTACCTGTATTTATTATTACTGAGATGAAATGGAATTGGGAACATGCAGCTCAAATGGGGTTAAAAGTTAAATTAATTAAAGATGATGAAGGTAATGTTATTGACTATGAAGGGAACTTTATTTATGTTGATAGAGAAACTTTACATACTATTGAAGACGTAGCAGCCTTTATAATGGATCTACAAAATGAGCAGAAAAAAGGTAATTTACCTTATGATCTAACATTTTTCTGGGATTCAATTGGTTCTATTCCTTGTGCAATGTCAGTTGAAAAACTGAAAAATAATAATGAATGGAATGCAGGAGCAATGTCAACTCAATTTGGTAATACAGTTAATCAAAGTATTGTAATGTCTCGTAAAGAATCATCACCTTATACTAATACATTAATTGCAGTTAATAAAGTTTGGACAGCAAAAGCTGAATCACCTATGGGTCAACCAAAAATGATGAACAAAGGTGGAATGGCAATGTGGTATGATGCTACATTTGTAGTTACATTTGGTAATATTTCAAATGCTGGGACATCTAAAATTAAAGCAATTAAAGGTGGTAAACAAGTAGAATGGGGTAAAAGAACAAATTTACAAATTGATAAAAACCATGTTAATGGTATGCAATCAAGAGGTAAAATTGTTATGACAAACCATGGTTTTATTGAAGATACGGATAAAGATAAAAGTGCTTATAAAAAAGAGCATGCCGACGAATGGTCTAAAATCCTAGGAGGAGGACAATTTGAAATCGTAGAAGACCAGGAAGATGTTACACCAGTCCTATTTGACGAAAAGGACATTTAAAAATAAAACATGAAGCATAAAGAACTATTTAAGTTGTTGGATGAAGTCCAAGAACAAGGGGAAGAAACTACACCAAACAGACATGATAAAGTATTAATTTTAGATGGATTAAATCTATTCTTTAGAAATTTTGCTATGATGAATATGGTAAATCCTGATGGGGTTCATATTGGAGGTTTAGGTGGATTTTTCCGTTCTTTAGGTGCAATGATTAGACAAACAAATCCAACTTCTGTTTATGTAGTATTCGACGGAGCAGGTTCAACGGTAAATCGTAAGAACCTGCTCTCCGAGTACAAAGGAACAAGAAATTTACAACGTATTACTAATTGGGAAGCATTTGACAATATTGAGGAAGAACATGACTCAAAAATTGACCAAATAGTACGTATAATTCAATATTTAAAGCTATTACCTGTTAAAACCACCATACTCGATAAAGTTGAAGCTGATGACATTATTTCCGTGTTAGCTGAAAAACTAGTAGAAAAGCATAATTCAACTTGCTTCATAGTATCTAGTGATAAAGACTTTTTACAGTTAGTAACTGATAAAATTATTGTGTACAGACCAATGGAGAAAGAATATTACACTCCTAAAGTTATAGAAGAAAAAATAGGTATAGTACCTTCAAATTTTATATTACATAAAACATTATTAGGAGATAATTCAGACAATATTAAAGGTATTAAAGGATTAGGTGCTAAAGGTATATTTAAAAAATTCCCGGAATTAAAAACAAAACCTTTAACATTAGATGACATTTTTGATATATCTGCTAGGAAATTTAAAGAACACGTTGTATATTCACGCATAATTCAGGATAAAGCTCGAATTGAAACTAATTATAAGGTTATGGATTTGAGTGTTCCAATGATTGATCAACAAGGAATAGAACACATTGATGATCTAATTTCAGAAGATTTACCTGAATTTAATCCTGATATGTTTATTTCATTTTATAATGAAGATAAATTAGGGGGTATGATTAGGAATTTAGAAACATGGTTAAAAGATATATTTTTACATTTTAAAGGTTATAAAAATTGACACTACACACACTAAATAATTACGGACCAGAATTTCAAATTAAGGCAATATCATCATTGTTAACTCATAAAGAGTTTTTAACAAACATCCATGATATTATTAGTGAAGAATATTTTGAAAATAGTGCTCACAAATGGGCTATAAAACAAATTATTAAATACTATGATAAGTATCATACAACACCATCACTAGAAGTATTAAAAGTAGAATTACAAAAAGTTGATAATGAAGTTTTACAATTATCAATAAAAGAACAATTAAAATTAGCATATGTTACATCAGATGAAGATTTAAAATATGTTCAAGAAGAATTTACTAACTTTTGCCGAAACCAACAATTAAAAAGAGCATTAATGTCTTCTGTAGATTTATTAAAAGCAGGTGATTTTGAAGCAATTAGACACATAGTTGATGGTGCTTTAAGAGCAGGGCAAGATAAAAATGTAGGACATGAATATAATAAAGATATTGAAGAACGTTATAGAGAAAATTCAAGAGCTACTATTCCAACACCCTGGGATAAGATCAATGGTTTATTACAAGGTGGATTGGGAAATGGAGATTTTGGTCTTATTTTTGGTAATCCTGGAGGTGGTAAATCGTGGTCTCTTGTAGCAGTAGGTGGACATGCTGTAAGATTAGGATTTAATGTTCTTCATTACACATTAGAATTAGGTGAAGATTATGTAGGAAAAAGATATGATGCCTTTTTTACAGGTATTCCTGTTAATAAAACAGCTTTACTAAGACCAAAAGCAGAAGAAATTATACCTCAACTACCAGGCCAGTTAATAATTAAAGAATTCCCAACAGGTCGTGCAACTATGTCAACAATTGAATCACATATTAA